GTTTATTTAGGCATGGTCATTACTGTGGACGGAGCAGAAGTAGTTCGGGAAGCCTTGAACCGCATTTTCAAGTATGGTGCGTTTCAGGGCGACACACCCGTCTACGAGTACTATAGGTATTCATCGAGAATTAGGCAGCTGAGAAGAAAACATGGAGCAAAATACTCAATTAGTGACGCGGAGATGGAAAGGAGGAGAGACAGGGGTGAGTTGAGCCTTTATGGCCTACAAGTTATTACCGAGAACGAGGTTACGCAAATCCTTAAATTACCAACGCATGACCAGGGAGTAGAGATAGTTGATATATTCTATAACTCTGTTCTACCATGTGATGAGCTTGAACCAGACGAAGAATTTCTAAGGAATTATCGAGTAGAAGAGAACCATGGACTTCAGACTTTTATATCGTATCGTGCTTCGCAAGAAATGCAAGTTTTTGGTGACTTACCACTAAATTTTTGGTGCGCTTTTATCGAATCAGCATCATCATACTTTGAGCATGAACCTCTAGGATTGACGGTACTGAGACAAATAACATGTGATAAAGGCGTCCTGTTCCATCAAAACAGTCGTGATCTATCTCAAATAGAAGATATCTCTTACACATATTCTGGTCCATTACTATTTGAGATGTGCATAACTGAGTCAATACTTGAGTATAATATGGTATGTCGTATGAGAGAGGAGAAAATTTCTGATCTTCAATATGGACATGATAGTATTGATCCGTTTGAAATAATACGCGAGTTTTTTATTATGTGTTTACCGCATCCAAAGAAGATAAACAATATGCTGAGGTCACCGTACTCATGGATGGTTAAAACCTGGGGAATCTGTTGCGCGGAGCAGGTAATTCTGGATTCTCGCGGAGGACCTGACCGTAATTCTAAAGATGTTTTCTACACTGGATATAGGAAAGTTGTGAACCAATACGGACCTATCTTGCTTAAAACACGTTTTTTCAAAGACAGTCTGAAACTCAACCGTGAGAAGGTGGAAGAAGCGATCAAATATTCTCAATGCTTAGGAGGACACCGCCGAAGCTTGAACATCTTTAGGTCGATGTTGAAAAAACCATATACCACGGAGTTTGACCCAAGCAACGTACGGCACGTAATGCTGGCTAGTTTATTATTGTCAATACAGACTATTACGGGTTATGGAAGGGCGTGGGTTAAGAACGAATCTAGCGATGTGGAAAGCCAGATGAAGCCTAATGACAATAATCTGATATCGAGGGTGAGCGAGTACACTGGACGGAACTTCTATAACGCGTACGCTGAAGCGAAAGAAGCAGGTGAGGAAATAGTGAAACCGGAAGATATGCACACGTCCTTACTGCGACTTGCAAAGAACACTAGTTCAGGTTTTTCCACTGAGATAGTTGTAAATAAGCGTTTTGGTCCCGGAATCAGCGCCTCGTCATTTGAAAAAATTAAGATCTCTTCAAGGATAAAAGCTTTGGTTATATTCACGAAAGGGCATGAGGTCTTTACACCAAGTAACCTAGTCCAGAAGTATAATACGGTTGAGTATTACCAGACTAAAGGAAGCCGGGATGTTCCAATAAAATCAACTCGAACCATATACGCTATTAATTTATCAATACTTATGCCTCAGTTACTACTGACACTACCTCTGAACGAATATTTTGCCAAAGTTGGTGGGAGTACGTTACCTGATTATAAGAGGTTAGGAGGTAAAGTTATCGTGGGCGACCTGGAAGCCACGGGGAGCCGTACAATGGACGCTGCTGACTGCTTTCGAAATTCATCTGACCCAATGATTTTGACAATAGCAATCGACTACTCTGATTATGACCAGCACTTAACCCCATATAACTTTAGATCTGGGATGCTTAAAGGAATTAGGGATTGGGTGAAACATTACGAACACTACAATTACGACGGGCAGACTGTATACGATTTGATTGAGTATGGATATGGAGAGGGAAGAGTACAAAATTCTTTTTGGAAGGGGAAGTCGGCAGTTAAGAAAGTAGATTTAGATGAGTATATGGACTTGAATGACGACGAGAGATTTGTAGGTAGTTTTAGGCCACCTCGAGGTAGCTTACCTGTACGAGATCGCGCCGTGTATGATCGTCTGAAGTGTACGCCTGGAAAAGAGCACGTTGTAATTTCGCCGACAGACGGCAGTGATTTGGCGAGGGTTAATACCCACTTATCTGGTGAGAATTCAACATTGGTAGCTAACTCTCTCCATAACATGGCGATTGGAAGAATTATGCAAGAAGAGATTCATAAATACTGTTACGGGAAGATCGAATTCTTGTCTGAACAGTATGTTGGAGATGACACACTTTTCTACACTAAGCCTCATTGTCGATCTCCTGAGGACTTTGATGCCATTTTCGATGTGATCTTCAATACAATAAAGAAATGCGGACACGAAGCGTCACCATCGAAAACGTTGATAGCCCCTTTCTCCGTAGAGAAAACACAAACTCACGCGAAAGCTGGAATATATGTGGGCCAAGATAGGATGATGATTGTCAGTTCTGAAAGGAAGAAAGACATAGAGGACGTTGGAGGTTACCTAGCGTCTCAGATTCAAACTCTCACGACTAAGGTGAGCAGAGGCTTTTCACATGAGCTGGCGCAGTTGGTGTTTATGATGAAATCCACCGTGATCGGATTCCGCAAACTGAAGAGGACCATAAAAGATACACATGGGTATAGGGATAGATCATTCGATCACCAAGAAGAGGACGGATTTACGTTGATGATGATAAAAGATCCACTAGTAGCTTTTTTACCACGAGAGTGGGGTGGAGCGGGAATGAACCCGCTGGCGATTAATGTGGTCAATACTGAGGAGGTGTTTTTAGATATGGCGGCTGACCCTTTCTTCCGGGAGATAATGGATCCATTACTCAAGATACTACAACCTATGCCACCCGTTTGGAATGAAACAAGGGGGGATAAAAGATCACTATCATCTGATACAGCGATGGGATTTTTCTCAAAGATGGCGAGACCGATGGTTAGACTGGCATTTGATAACCCCATAGTAGGAGATTTAGTAAAGAACTTGCCGCTAGGCGATTACTCACCATTCAACCTGTCACATACTATGATGAGAAGCGCATTGCTTAAGGAACAGAGAGCTCGCGCTCTTTTAGCGCCAGGGTACGAATTAGAATACCAACGAGAATTAAGTAAAAAATGGAAAGAACCGTCATTTACCCTAGGCAGTAAGAAAGATATGGAAATTGATTCGGGGTACGCTAAAATTTTTGATGTAGTACCTTTCGGTCGTGAAGTAGTCGAAAGCCATTTCTTTCCAGATGTGAACATATCTCCCGAGTTTTACATACAGAAAGTGAAGTTGGGACATCGAAACGCCAGCAGACAACGAATGTCGTACATTGATCGTATAGATGGGATTCTCAGGGGTGACGTCGTAATGAGAGGCTTCTTAACGAGCGGAACCATTATGTCAATATTAGATGATATTGGGCCGGTACATGATGCTTCAGATCTTTCAATGCTATTCCAGATGCTGAACTTGAGCTCCATTGTGGCCGATAGATTAGCAACGTATATATCGTCAGAGCGAGTGAAATTCGATTCGCTGCAAATAGCGAAAAGGGGGATAGGTGGAGATGAATTCACAATGTCGCTAAATGTTCTGACTGGGGAGTTTATGGATAGATATTTGCGTGTTCCACCCCAGTTTACGAAGACAGAGGTTGATGCATGTTTGTTATATGTGGCTCAGCTATGTATGATCAATTGCTTTAAGGAGGGTTCCTTGAAGAGGTTGGATATCAACGTTAGCAACAATGAGCGAAGGAGAATTAGGCAGCGCATAGCGCGTTATAGGACTTTTGTGCCACCCATGAGGATATTGAGACGAGCTGCTCGTTCAGAAAGAATAGCTGCTAGAATGGTTGGGAACCAATTCACCTAGGTACACTCCGAACGCCTAAAGAGTTAC